TAGAGGCTATGGTCTTTCAAAAAGACTATCCTACTTCACAATTATTTGAACAGCGATACTCACAGCTTCTAGAACTACAACGCAATCAGGCACGTAGAACACGTAGAGATGATATGCAAAGTCCTGCAAGTCCTGCTGGTGCAGATGACAATCTAGTAGCTAATACTAATTAATGAGTAATTAAGATGTCAGAACTAAGTTTAATTAAGTTTTCTCCTAAAAGTTTTTTACATGTACTAGATAAATATAATTTTCCTGATTGGTATATATTTTTACTTTTTTGTTTTGCTAGAAATCCTGGTGAACCTAGAGATAGGACAGGAAATTTATCAAATCCTTTTAAAATAGATTCAAAATATAAAATTACAATCCCTAATGATTTATCTGGTGGCACTAATATTATTCAGTATATGGAGGATAGAGCATCTGAAATAGAAACAATAGCTAATGGTAAATATTTAGATTTGTTTTTATCTGGCGGTTTTGATTCAGTAGCGGTATATGCAACACTTATTAAAATTTGTGATGTATCAAAAATAAGAGCATGTTTTTGGTATAGTGATGACATATCAGATAAAAAAGCATTAAATCAATTTAGTCCTGAATTATACAACTATATTATTTCTAATAAATATAATTATCGTTTATTAAATAATTCACAATTACATGCAGATGATGCTGTTTCTATTATTGGTCATCCCGGTAATTTTATATCAGGAACAAATGTAAAAAATTATGTGAGTAAAACAAGAATTAATGGTATAATAACTACACTACATTCTAAAATTATAAATGGAGATTATGATAATAAATCTTGGGAAGAATTAATTACAGATATAGGAAATAATATTAAAGATCAAGAGTTAAATGATTTTAATGAATCTTTTAATTTTAATATTGCTAAAGTTGTAGAACAACTAGCTCCTGTTTTCAATTCTTGCCCTGTAGATATATCTGGTGATGCAATAAAAACTTTATGGTGGTTTAAATTTTCTATGGGATACTCTGACAGAGTTTTAGGACCGTGGTATTTAATGAAAAATTTATCAACAGATAGAGCAGATCAAGTATTTCCTTTTTATCATGGAGATAATTTCCAAAAGTACATGATAAATGTTTGCCTAAATCAAAAAAAATATATTCATCCACCTCACAATCGTAATGATGAATTGAGAGAATACATGTTAGATTTTTATTCTGATTCTAAAATAGTTGAAAATACAATTAATTTAGATAACGTAATAGGTTTAGTACATAGTAAAGAAACAAGAGGTGTAATGAGATTAAATAACGGTGAAGTTTTAGATACTAATGAATATCTCGAAAGAGAGTCTGAACTAAAAAGTATTTTTTATCAGTAAGGAGACTATAATGGCTGGTCCTATTTTTGACCCTCTTAATCCTAATGAAAGTCCTGCTACAAAGTATCAAAGAGAGATTGATGCTATGAATAGAAAAGGAGGAGGAAAAAGAAAGCCTAAAGATAAATCACTTGAAGAGGCTATAATTTCTGATGAAGAAAATGAACCTCTTGATCTTATTTATGGTAATCAAAAATTTAATCCTAAAACAGGAATGTATCAGACAATGAAGAAGGGTGGACAAGTTAAGAAACGAAATAACTTTTCAGGGCGTGGAGCAGGTCGTGCTTTACGTGGCTTTTAATTATAGGAGAATATTATGGCACAGAAAAGTGGACATGCAGCACGGCAGTCTAAGGAAAAAAAGAATGAACTTAAAGCTAAAGAAAAAAAATTAATTGATGCTATTATTAAAGATGAAGATACTAGTAATAAAAAACTAGGAATATTAAGAAGGCATCCATATTATAAAGCTTCTGTAGCAAGAGCAAAGAAAGAAAAAGAAGTAAGGGAAGAGAGAGAAAAGAAAGGTTTACCTCCTGAGAATATATTTCAAAAATCTAAAAGACGAGGAGCAGAAAAAGAAGTACCAAAAATAGAAGTCGGTCCTGCTCCTAAAGTAACTGCTCTTAAACCTGAAGGACCTAAAGGACCAAAAAAGAAAAAAACTGACTCTACTTCTACTTCTGATTCTAAAAAAACAGGTAGTGAATATAAGGCATATCCTGGTGCTGCTGGAAGAGCAGGGTTTGAGTATAGAAGAGATACATCAGAAATTTTAGATGACAAGACTGTTTCTGATGAGATTAAAGAAAGAATAGAAGAAGAAGAACTTTATGAAGGTGACTTCAAGGGTGGTCGTGTAGGAAAAGGTAAGAAGAAGAAAGTAAGTCAAGCACCTCGCGGTGTTCGTTCTGCACTCAGAGGTTTTAAACCTAATATAGGTGCTAGTAAAGGAAATAAACGTACTAGAGGTACAGGAGGCGGCTGGGTTTAAGTATGGATAAACAAAGCAATGATTCATTAAAAAGTATACCTGAAGATAACGTAGGTCTTAGTAAACTTCCTACACCTGTTCGCAATAAAATGGGATATAAGAAAAAAGGTGGTAAGGTTGGTAAACCTCTAGGCTGTGGACAAGCAGAAAGAGGTTTCGGTAGAGGACCATATAAGAAGCAAGGAATGTAAGATGGCTAAACTTTGTCCTAAAGGAAAAGCTGCAGCAAAAAGAAAGTTTGATGTTTACCCATCAGCTTATGCTAATATGTATGCGTCTGCAGTTTGCAGTGGCAAAGTAACTCCTGGTGGAAAGAAAAAGAAAAAGGCTGTTAAGAAGAAAAAAGGAGGTGGTCTTCGGAAGTGGGTAGGTGAGAAATGGGTTGACATTGGTGCGCCAAAAAAGGATGGTAAGTATCAACCTTGTGGTAGAAAGTCTACTAAAGGAAGTAAAAGAAAATATCCTAAGTGTGTGCCACTTGCTAAAGCAAAAAGTATGACAGCTTCTGAAAAAAGATCTGCTGTTAAAAGGAAGAGAGCTAAACCTCAAGGAGTAGGTGGCAAACCTACAATGGTAAAAACATTTAAGTCAGGGGGTGGTCAAATTAAACCTAGAGGGTGTGGGATAGCCAAGAGAGGTTTTGGTAAAGCTATGAAAGGTAAATAGGTACAGAATGGCAGTAAGAACAAAAAAGAAAAGTGTACGAAAAGGTAAGGGCATGAAAGGAATGACTATCGGTGGTGGTCATAAACGTCCTACTAAATCTGGTGCTGGTTTAACTGCTAAAGGAGTAGCTAAATATCGCAGACAAAATCCTGGTAGTAAACTTAAAACTGCTGTAACTGAATCTAAACCTACTGGTAAGAGAGCAGCAAGACGTAAGAGTTATTGCGCTAGATCAGCAGGACAGATGAAGAAGTTTCCTAAAGCTGCTAAGAATCCTAATTCAAGACTTAGGCAAGCTAGGAAAAGGTGGAAATGTTAAAAAAGAAAAAAGACCCTAAAGTTGGTACGGGCAAAAAACCTAAAGGATCAGGACGTAGACTTTATACAGATGAGAATCCAAAAGATACAGTAAGTATAAAATATGCTACAGTTAAAGACGCTAGAGATACTATTGCAAAAGTTAAAAGGATAAGAAAGCCATATGCAAGAAAGATACAGATATTAACAGTATTAGAACAACGTGCAAAGTTTGCAAAGAAACCAGAACAATCTAGGTTAGCAAAAGTTGCTAAACAAACATTAAGAAAGAAACATAAAAGTAAAAAGTAAAATGGCATATTTAAGTTCAAACATCCCACAATTTAAATGTTGGGTGCGTAAAGAATTTACTAATAATCACATGGACTATGAAGGAGAATATTTACACGCTTTAGTAATTGCAGTTAATACAATACCAGACAGATCATTAACTTTTAATGTTGTATTTACTGGATGTGATGAAGAAGAAAATGTACATGGTGGAGCAATGTGGGCAAGGATGCCCATTACAGCTTTAATAGCTGATACTAGGTTAGAAGAATGGCCTGTTAAAATGCCCACCCATTTAGCTCAACCTTGGGACTGTTCTTCTAGAAATCATGCTATAATAGTAATGGACAGAGTATCTTCAAGTCCTTGGTTATGTAAGATAGACAATGTTTTTCACACTGGGAGATATTTATTTACGGTAGATTATACAGATAGTTCTATATCAGATGATCCTGCACAACATAAACAGTCACATGTTTTAGAATTAATTGATGCAGGAGAATATACTGGTAATATCGTAGCACTACCAAACAATAGAGTAAGAGTAACTAATCCTGCTTTATGGGTAACTGGTGAAGGCGCACCAGACTTTTTACCAAGTCAGTATGTTCATTCAGCAGAAATACATGATAGCTATATGAATCCATATCTAACTTTTAACAACTTGTATGAAAAGGAAATTGAAGATGAAAAAAAGTAAGTATATGTCAAAGATGAAAAAAGGTGGCTCTATGAAGAAGACAAAGTATATGTCTAAAGGTGGAGCAGTGAAAAAGAGTAAGTATATGTCTAAAGGCGGTGCTGTAGGCAAAGCACCTCATAATCGCCTTTATTAGTAATGGCAATAAATAGATCAAAGATAAGCCAACAAATTCTTAAACCACCATCTAAAAAGAAAAAGAAAAATAAACTTATTAGATCAATTGCTTTAAAAACAAATAGGCGTATTAAGTCTAAAAGGAGATAAAGATGTCAAATAATCCAGAGGGAATAAAAGAATATACTTATAATTATATTCGTAATCCTCGTACTGCAGAAGATATAGATAAGATGACAGGTCGTCCCACTGGTCAAGGATATGGCGCTGCACGTAAAGGTCCACAGATTAAAGCTAAAGAACAGGATGTTGTAGTGGACTATGATCCAGGTAAAATCATAGAATACAAAGACTAGGAATAACTAAATGGCTACTAGCGGAACATACGACTTCTCAATGGATATTGATGAAGTTATTCAAGAAGCAACGGAGATGATTGGTGGTGAGCAGACACTAGGATATGAACCTAAATCTGCTCGTAGGTCGATTAATCTTCTTCTCCAAGATTGGCAGAACCGTGGCATTCTTCTTTGGACTGCTGGTACAACTGCTATTTCAGTCTCTACCAGTGTAACATCTTATGCTTTAACTTCAAGTACAATTGATGTTACTGAAGCAGTTCTTAGACGAGATGATGTTGATCTTCAACTTGAGCGTATTACGATGGAAGAGTATTTAAAGATTCCTCG